TTGAACGCCTGAATGATGTGGACTAATCTTCTAGTTGATATAATCTCATCAACACCACCGTCAAAGTAGGTTTTTCTGATTACATCAGCCCATGTTACCAACTTCTTACAAAATTCTTTATCATCTTTTGTAGAAGCACCTAGTGTATTGATAAGGATTTTCTCCTCAATAGTAGCAGTAGGATATTTCTGTTCAAAAGTAATAGGGAACCTTTCAAGGAACGCCTCGTTAAGAACATTGGTACCAATAAATTTACCGTCATCACTACCTTGACCTTTTGTATTGGCAGTAGCAACAACATTGAAACCATTGGCAGGTTTTACAAACTTGTTAATCTTTTTAACATAGACACCTGAACCTTCAAGTATCGGTTGTAAACACATAATCTTGTTAGAAGCAAGGTCGATTTCGTCAAGAAGCAACATAGCACCTCTCTCCATCGCCTCAATAACAGGACCATTTTGCCAAACAGTTTGACCATCTTTAAGTCTGTAACCACCTAAAAGGTCATCTTCATCTGTTTCGATTGTAATGTTAACCCTAATCATTTCTTTCTTTGCCTCGGCACATGCTTGGGTCACACCCATAGTCTTACCGTTACCAGACAGACCTGTAATGAATACAGGATAGAACATATTAGATTTAACAATTGATTTTAAATCTGGATAGTTACCAAATGAAACGAACACAGGATCCTTTTTAGGGATAATGTTACCAACTAATGATGAAACAACATAAGCGGCTTCAGTATTAGTCTTTTCTGGTTCAACGGCAGGCAAAATCTTTTCAGCCTCACCGGACACAACTTCGTTTTCAGTAGGTAGTTTGAACATTGACTTACCAACTTTGTAGTCAGAGTTCTTGATTAACCATTGTGGCGCATACTTGCAACCAAAATTGGCATTTGCTTCTTTTAATTGAGAAGTCGATAATTCATTTGAACCAAACTTTTTAACGGCATAGTTAATGAATTCTTTTTGTTTTGTATTTAGCATAGTGTTTTTGTCCTTTTTCATTATTTAATATAGGTATATTATACAGGTGTTTTTTGCATTTGGCAACCATATAATACACTTTTTTTCACATTTATTTCCGTTACCAGGTAACGGATTCCCACTTTTTATCAAATTAATTGGCATTTTTATGCAACCTCTTCGATAAATTTGTTAAGAACAACTCTGGAAACCAATCTATCTTGCATTGCTTTACCAAATATTCTTTTGAATTCTGACGGAGTACCTTTCTTGACACTCGCTTCAGACATATCAAAGTTCTCAACTTTCATTTTTTTACCATCTAGGATAAAAAACTTGTTGTAACCATCAGCATTAACAGCCAATGCTTTATCTTTAGTCATCTGCTTTCTAGCAGCCACATATTTTCTTTCTCTATCATAATAGTCTTTAGCGTCAATATACTTTTCGATATCCCACTTTCTAACTCTTTTGATAATATAGAAACCAATAACATTGGCATTGTATTTTTGTTTTATAGCAGTTAGTATTTTTGGTGTTAGATTATAACTACTACCGATAAGAGACTTTTTACCCATTTTGTAGATAGGTGTCTTTCTGTAATTCTCATCTGAATACATATCGGCATTTTCAAGACCTTTAATTTTACCTCTTGTAGAGTTGGCACCACCATCTGTAAGTGTAATAAAAGTAAACTTCTCAATACCATACTTTTTGATAAACATTGGTACTAACTTGTCAGCAAATATTAATGCTTCATTAAGTGGTGTATTACCAAGATTGTATTGTCTAGGAATACCCCAACTATCATATCTAGCCATTTGTAAATCATCATTCCAATCTCTATGATAAACATAATTACTATTGTAATATTCTGCCATGTGGTACATGTACATCATAGTCTCATCTAATTGTTTTTTTGTTTGTCTATGTGACATACAGTTTACTAGATTAAAGTTATCAAACATCCAATCACCACTCTTATGATTAAATGATGGTTCACCTTGATTATCGTCAAAATGTCTTCTTTCACTAGTAAAGAAGTAAACTTCAAAAGGTATGTTTACCTTTCTAACAAACTCAACAAGATTTAATAATTGTTCGATTGTATTTTTTAGACAATCACTCATGGATCCAGACCAATCAAGCAACATAATAAAACCGTGGTTCTTACCATCAGGTATGATTGTCATTCTTTTAAATATGTCTTCACTAAATTTGTAGTTAGGTAATTTTAATGGGTCAATAACACCAGTTTTGTCTTGACTTGCTCTAGCATAAGAAGTTGCAGCTTTTTTCATCTCAAATTCTTTAACAAGGTATGAAACAGTTTTTTTGTTTTCATTCTTGAATTTATTGAAATGTTGTTTTAACCATTCATTATACTTTTCACTACCACCATTAGCACATTTTTTCATGTCATCAAGAAATTCTTTGTGAGTGATAATAGATTTTAGATTTGGTTCTGGCATATTACCATAGATATAACCATGAGATTTTTCATCTAATAGTTCGTGAGATTTTTCTTTGAAACTCTCATCTGTAATTGCTTTCAAAGGTGTATCTGATTTTACACCACCGTCAGCACCTTTACTGTGTTGAGTAGGAGCACCTTGGTCTTTTTCTTCTTCTTTTTTCTCATCTGATTGTTCAGTAGGACCAGATTGTTGAGTATCTTTCTCATCATCTGCTTTTTGGTCACCAAAATTATTGAAGTCATTTTTTTCATCTTGTTCATCTGAATTCTCATCAGCACCATAACCAACATTATCATCTTCATCATCAAAGTCATCTTCATCAACTTGATTATAATTTTGTGCCATTGGTAATTTATGGAAGTCAGGCAATTTTTTCATTTGCTCAACTTGTTCTTTCTGCCAATCTAACATCTCTTGAGCAAGAGCAACAACATCATCAAAGGTTTTAAGAGCGTCAACTTTAGTCAACCATTCTTGTCCTTCAGCGTCAAATTCTATTGGTAATCTTTGTAATGATTTTGACCTCAAATTAATCTTGTCAATAATCATAAGGTCTTTGTTTAAGTCTTTACCCCACAGACCAAAGAAATCTTTTTTTTCTAATATATCGAAACCATTTTCATAGTTTCTAACAACACCAGGAAACTTATCTTGAATAAGTAAATCAATTCTTGTATCTTCTAACACATTAACATAAGACCTTAACTCGGCATTGTCAATGTTTTCCCATTCTTTATAAGGTGTGAATAATGCATGAGCACATTCGTGGGCGATTAACATATCATATACATCACCAGACTTTTCTTTAAAGATAGGTAAAGTAAGCACTCTGTTCTTTACATCAAAAGAAGCAGTCTGTACTTTGTTATGTTGGATTGAAATGTTTTCGGTAGCAATTAGTTTTGCTAGATTAGATTTTACATCAAGATTTATCATAGTGTTAGTGTCCTTTTTCATTCTATGTGACCATCCTACAGGTCTTTTTCATAAAAGGCAAGCGTTTTAGCGCTTTTTTTTTAATTTTTTTTTCTATACCAGGTAAGGGTTACCGGCGTTTTCGCAAAAAAAGTTAAAAAAAGTTGAAAATAATTTCTTATTTTCTCTCAATATCGTCTTCAATACAGCTGGTTCCATACTGGATTTCGATAATTTTGAGTGGTACATGTTCTTCATTACATAATTGGTGCCATTCTCCTCGTTCAATATGCAATCTATCAAACTTTTTATACTCACCATTTAACTCTATATCAGACGAGCTATCTAATGTATAGACGGTGGCAACTCCTGATACTATAAACCAATGCTCTGACCTATTTTCATGTCTTTGCATAGACAATCTTTCACCAGGCATAACTACCAGTTCTTTTGTTTTTACAACACCTAACTCATTGTGTAGTACATTATAATAACCCCATGGTCTCTCCGTGTGATTGGTAGACCATTTTTTGAGTATTGTACTTGATGAATTAGTTTTATTACCACCAACACCGTATTCAAAGTTTACTGTAATGTCATCTTTAAATGCTTCGTGTTCAGGTATATTATCTTCGGTACGGTCACCACCATTTGCAAATATGATTTGAGGTTTAGGCCATATTCTTCGCACTTTTTTGATGGCGTCAATGGCTGTGTCGTCATTATCATTAAAGTATATCACATTATCAACACAATTTATGTTTTGTAGTATCTGTTCTCTTTCATAGATTGGTAAGAAAGCTTTTCCTTTCTTTCTTGCCAACCAATTATCTGAATTTAAACCTACAATTAATATATCACCTAATGCTTTGGCGCATTTTAGGTATTCTATATGTCCTGAATGAATAGGGTCAAAACCACCTGTGACTAGTACAACTCTCATCTGTTGTCGCCAGAACCATGGATTGTCCCTTTTTGTTTACGATTTTCTAACTTAATTAAATTAGAGTTTGCAATGTCGGATAACTTAAAACCAATATCATCAGCCAATACAGCGATATACCAAAGGCAATCGCCAATCTCAGCGGATATCTCTTGAACCATATCCTCATTATTCTTATCTGTGCCATCTCTTATTATCTTCTTTACTTTGTTGGCTACTTCACCTGCTTCACCGGTCAATCCTAATGTCGGATAGATAATGGCCTGTTCTCTCGGATATATTGCCGTTGTTTTTGCTACCTTTTGATACATATCCAGGTCGCTTACTCGTTTGTATTTATTACTTTCGTTTGTTTGAGCACCAAGCTCGAATTCTAATTGCCCTATCATGGTTATCTCCCTACTTGTTCAAGGTATTTGGATTTTGTTTCTTCCCAATTCATGTAAATGATATCATCATAAAAATGTGTATCGGTAGAAACTCTATCTTGCTTCTTCAATGAAGCTAATCGCTTTTTGGCATACTTGTTCTTCCATAATTCAGTCAATGCCTCTACTGAATTGTCAAATTTTCTAGTTAATGCAACCTCTGTATGTTCTTCTCGTAAAAATTCTCTTGTATTAGTAAATAACTCACTAAAGTATATGCCTCTGGCATGGTCTGACTTAATAAGTTTCTTATCTATACCTAATTGGTTGTATGTAAATGTGTGACTTCTATTTCTATGGTCTCTTTTGTGTGGTTGACCTGTATCTTTCTTTGCAACATACCACTCAAAGTATTTGTATGTGTGGTTTTTCATTAACCATGCTTGTATCATTTTTCTAGTTGGTAATAATGGTTCATATGATACTGAACCAGCAGTCCAACCCATTTTCTTCCAGTTTTTTAGTCTATCATATTGTGACAATGGTATTACTTTTGTCTTACCATATAGACTTGTAGTTGTCACACCTACTAACTTATCTTTGTATTGGTGTTCCCATGTTTTTTCTACTGTATCAGATAAACATAATAATGCTAGAAGTTTACCACCCACTAGGTTATAACCAAGAGGTTGTATAGGTACAATCGTACTACCAATACAAGTATGATTAATCATCTTTTTTGTCTTTCTAATTCTATCCCAACCAATATAATTATCTCTAGGTGTAAGGTCTAAAAAGTCACTACTCATACATGTGACACCAAGATATTTCTTGGTAACTTTATCTCTGATTAAAAAATTTAGATTTCTACCAATATTACTATTGTTCTTCATGGTAGATAAGAATGTTCTCATACCATTCCATATTGCTGGACCATTTGCACCTGTGATAGATGTTAAATCATCACCGTTAGTCCATAACAGTTCGGGTTGTAATGCGATATATTCTTCGGGGTCAGTAGGCAACCAGAAATTATTTTTAATCTCTTCTAACAATGCACCTTGCTTTTGGTCTTTTAAAGTAGGTTTATCATCAAAGAAACTATTTACTTCTACTGTTGGAAACTTGTCATGTACTTCACACCATTTTTGATACAAAGTATATTCTTTTACATCCATAGATGATACATAAGATAAGTCTTTTACAACAGCGTCTCTTAATGTATCTGTATCAGGTGCTTCTATTTTATCTAAAGGATTGTTATCTTGCCAACTTTGCCATTGGTCTTCAATAGACATGCCTTTCTTCCACGAATAAGTCATAATGTATATCCTATACTAAAGTTATTTAATTGTCAAGCGTAGTTTGAATTTATTATGGTTCTTGTCTTATTTTTACTAGGAGATTGTCCTGTATGCATATTTAAACCATTAAAAAAGAAGGCTCTATTTGCCTTCGGCGAACATCTATATAATTCTGTTAGATTTGCTACTCGTTTGTTATATGCGTCTTCACCACGAAATGTCAAATCAAATAATTCATTGTATAGTATTGTGTCACCATCACTATCATTTACATAGTACACACAACTAATGTGTTCTAAATCAAAAAAATCAACATGTGCTGGGTGTGTATGTTCTTTACCACCTGTATAGGTTGTCATGTCAGCTCTTGCTCTTTTTATGTGAGTTATCTTTTCATTCATACTTTTTGCTACATCTAATGCTGATAATAACATAGGATAAAACAACATATGAAATGGAGAATTGTTATCTAACACATGATTAAAACCAAAGTCATATAAACTATCACTTGGCATATCTTGTATTGATATGTTTTGTTTTGCATTCCAAGTAAACGCACCCTCATTTGTATTCATCAAAGATAATAAATGATTGTGATACCCTTTTGGTAGGAAGTTATCTATTACTTTATACTTCATTTTATTTTCCATTGTTTATATAGTGTGGTGTCACCTGTTGCATTATACACTTGGCCTGTTTCGTTATCTATAATAGACCACTTCTCTGGACATTTAGTAATGATTTTTAATTCGGTTACCTTTTTCAATTCAGGTACTTTTCTACCATCTTTAAGCGTTCTTAATTTTTGCATACTGTGTCGCTCTCTTTACAAGTTTAGCACCTTTTTTTCTAGCCATATCTAGTTTAAATTTAGATACTAACTCTGTAAAATTTCTGCCTAACATGTGGTCATATTCATGTTGATATATTCTACTTAACATTCCGTCTAATGAAGCCTCTTTTGTGTCTCCATTCTCATCTTCATATTTTGCTAGAATTTTTCTTGGTCTTTTAATATTTAAAAACAAATAAGGATAAGTTAAACAACCCTCTTTCATCATTATAGTTTCTTCACTTGATTTAATAATAGTAGGATTGAAACAAGTCATTCTGATACCATCATTTAATTGTGGGTGGTCACCAAAAACAAACATGTTAAAAGGTAACCCTACTTGATTTGCTGATAAGCCAATGCCACCATATTTACTCATTGCAAAAAACATTGCCTCTGATAATTGTTTTCTACTTTCAAATCCAGCTTGTTTCAATGCCTCATCTGTATAAGGTGCTATTGCTGATTGTACTCTAGGGTCACTAGGTGGTACTAATTTGAGTTCAGGTATTGTGTCAGTCATATATTCTCCTATAATTAAGCATTTACCAACCTCGTAAAGTTCTTATATTTTTCATATCTAACAATGTTAGAAAACTTATCAAACATAATATCACCTTTGTGAGATATAATAAAGATGTTTTCTCTTTCTAAACTTTTGATAATTTTAAAGAAGTCATCTGTACCTTGGCCATCTAAACTACTATCAAATATTTCATCAAGTATTAATAGATTGGTGTTTGTACTGTTCTTCATTCTAGCAATATCACGCCAAGTAAATAGTAAAGCAAGGTCAATTCTCATCTTTTCACCCTCACTAAAATTATTATAGTTAAAGGTATCTCTAAATCTTGATTTTACTGTTTCATTAAACTCTTCATCTAAATGAAATGATACAAAGAAATCCATTTGTTGTAGATATTTGTTAATAAGTTTGTTCATAATAGGAACATACTTACGAATGATTTGTGCTTTAGCACCTTTGTCATTAAGTATTGTTCTTAACACATCTACATAATCTTTTTCTTCTTGTACATCTGTCAAATGTCCGTCTGCAACACCAAGTTCAGCAGATAGGTCATCTAGGTCTCTTTTGATACCCTCAATGTCTGTATTCTTTTTAGAAGCATTTGATATATCTAATTGTATTTGGTCACTATGACTTTTCAACGCCTCTAGCGATGAGCCTATTTTGGCAATCTCCAGGTTCATATTGGATATCTTGTTTGAAACCTTGTCGAAAGCAAATACTTTTTGTTCGTGTTTGGAGATTTCTTCTACGAGCTGTTGTAGTCCGCCTTCTAGCTTCGAAATTGTATTTTGTTCGCTTTCGCATTTTTCACCTTTAAAATGTTCATCTATTTTCTGTGTACATACAGGACAATTATCATTCTCTTTAAAGAAGTCTAAAGTTTTCTTGTGAGTAGATACATTTTGTTCTATTTTTGTTTCAAGTTTTTCTAATTCTTTTAGTTTGGAGGCTGTGTCATCTTTACCTTTTAGTTCATTTTGACTAACGGCTATCTCTTCATTCAGTTTTTGTAGTTTTTGTTCATAATCTAGTCTATTCTGTTCATTTTCTTCTATCTTTTTTAGCGCTACCGTCTGGTTGTCATTACCTGCCTGTTCCATAGACTTTAGATACTTTGCTTCAGTTTCATACTTGGACTTTATTAACTCGCATTGGTGCCTCACCTCCGTCAACTTTTTTTGTAAATCACTCTGTTGGGAACGCAAAATTAGGTCCATAAGGCCAAAAACTCTAATATCAAGTATCTCTTCAACAACTTCTCTTCGATATCTTGGTTTCATCTTCATAAACGGTTCGTATGAGGAAGAACCTAAAATAACCACCTGAATAAATGACCTGTAATTCAGTTTCATTATGTTTTGTTCTAGGTATTTTTGATAATCTATTGTACTAGCGTCTTGATTTAGTTGTTCACCATCACACATAATTTCAAAAATGTTTGGTTTAATACCTCTTCGTACAATATAGTTCTTTGTACCAACCATGAATTCTACTTCTACTATGGCCTCTGAATTATTAATTGTATTTACCATTTGTTCTTTCTTAATTATTCTAAATGGTTTATTGAATAATGCAAAACACAAGGCGTCTAGTAATGTTGACTTACCACTACCATTTGTTCCTACAATTAATGTGGTAGAAGCTTTGTCTAGTTCTATTTCAATTGGTATATTACCACTTGATAAAAAGTTTTGATATTTAATTTTCTTGAATACAATCATTTAAACTCCAGGTTACCACTTACTGATATTCTAGTCACATCACTTTTAAATGGTGCCACAAAATGTCTTAACTTAGCAGGAAAAATAAACATGTCACCTGTCACAGGTGCAAACGCCATACTACTAATTGAATAATCATTATCTTCTCCATGAAAGAATGATATGTGACCAGGATTGGCACTATCAGCTTTATGATTTACGGATTCTTTATGTATGGCTTCAGGTACATCTATAAAAATTGCAAAAGATAAATCGCCGGTATGTACATGTGCTGGATTAAATTCACCGGCTTTCATATAGTTAATCCATAAAGCTTTATAATAATACTGACCTCTTTTAATGTTATCACAATGCTTTTCAAATGCTGTTTGATAATCTCTAAAGTAAGGCATGGTGTTATGAAAAAACCATTGTATTGTTTCTTCACTAAATCTATGTTGGTTCTTTATATGGCCTGCCAAATTCTTTTCATAGTTTCTAACATTATCGGCAACCATCTCGTCACCTTCTTTTCTTAATCTTTCTAGTATGTGTTGTTCTATTCTGGTTTTAAAGAGAATAGGACCAAAGTTCAATACTTGTTTATCTGGATATTCACCTATCATTCATTGGCCTCCACATATAATTCTTTTGCAAAAGCTTTTAATTTTTGTTTGTCAACATCTGTTTCTACTTGGTCAATATAATTGCCTAAAAATGTCAATGTATCTTCTCCTTGGTCAAGTATATCTTCTCTTACAGAGGAGTTTATATCTGACATATCTTCAACAATTTGTAGTTCATGTAGATTGATTTGATTATATAATCTTTCTATAAATCTATCGTACATATCGGTCTTTGTCTTTTGAGATACAAATAGTTTTACAAAACAACTATCATACTCTGTTATTTCTTTAAATAGATAATCTTCTTTTGTATCATCATATATAATTTTTTTAAATATAACATCTTTGTTTCTTATATGTTCTAGTTCTCTATTAGATGTATCGAATATATGAAATCCTTTTGGACAACCAAAGTCTGACCATGTCATTTCATACTGTGTACCTAGGTAGTAGATACGACCATCATCTGACTTCTTGTGAAAGTGACCAGACATTACTCTTTCAAATCTTTTGAATTGATTGCCTTCTAAACCATGGTCATTAAAATGTCCTTTGTGCATTTCAAAACCTTTTACTTCTAAATGCCCCATACATATTTGTGAATTGGTAGTATCTATAGCATGAATACTGTCATCATAATTATCATCACAAATCCATGGTAAGAATAAGATATCTAGTCCACCAATATTAACATCTGTTGCCTTTGTATATACTTTAGCGTCTTTTGTAATGTTTAAATTTTGTATTGCATTTATTTCATTTGTATTCTTATAGTATGTGTCATGGTTGCCTAGTATGATATGTGTTTCAATACCTAGTTCTTCTAGTCTATCCCAAAATTTGTTTTTAAAGTTATATGCTGTTTTGTGGTTGATAAATTTTCTTCTATCAACAACATCACCTAAATGAATAAGTGTTTTTATATTGTTTTCTATAAGGTATGGAAAAAATAGATTGTCGTAAAATCTATTCTGATATTCCATAAAGGCAGGACTGTCGTTCCTTGCCCCAAAGTGAGTGTCATTCAATAAAGCTATCTTCATATTAAAAATAATTAATGTTTATATTAATCCTTGTTGGTTGGTCTGTGCATGTTGCTGAAGTATGTGGTTTACTGGAATCGAACAACAACATTCTATTCGCCACACTATCTACTTTAGTTCCATCTTCTAACTTTGTGTAACCATTATTTGTGTTAATGGATAACAATGCACCATAGTGAGGAAAGTTAAAGTCTTTATGCATACCATGTTCTACTTGTGTAGATGTGCCTGGATAAAAATTACATTTTACCCTACATAATGCCTTTAATCTCAACTTATGAAAGATTGGCCTTAATAAATTAAAATGAGGACTGTTTTGATTTAAGTCTTCATACATGATATGATACATGTAAATGTTATGATTGTCAATGCTGGAATTAACTGCAACTACCTTTTTCTCATAATGCCATGCAAAACTCTTACTCATAAGAAGGCTTTGTAAAGGTTTAAACTCGGATTCATCCAAGAAGTTGTCTATTACTTCATGGGTCATCATCATTTCTTTTTTGCCGCTTTCTTTTTCTTTTTAACTGGCAACTTATCTTCTTCTAAAGGTAAGTTTTTTTGTAAGAATTCAGTAAACTGGTTCTTAAAATCTCTGTCTTCACCTGGTTGCAAGGTCATATCATCATAGTTGGCCTCTGCAATCATTCTTTGTTTAATAACAGTTTGTTTCTTTTCTTTTTGAATTCTTCTTACAAATGCATAGTAAATGATTTGTGTAAAATAAGCAAATGGATTGTTTGATTTTTCACCATCAAAGTTATCAAGATACTGTAAACAGTTCTCAATACCATCTGATATCATATCATCTCTGTATGTGTAGTTTATAAAGTTAGGTCTATATGATAGATGGTTTGCTATCTTTAGAAAGCACTCTCCAATATAGTCCGTAACCGGTGGTTTTGTTAGATTGTTTTTCTTTGCCTTGTCAACACCTTTTTTGTACTCAACCATTGCGGCCAAGAATTCTTTGTTGTTGACATAATGCTCTTTTTTTGCAGCCATAATATCCTCATTTAATTAGTTATCATTATATATTAATAATGTTTTATTGTCAATGCCAATTTAAGCTAATCCTACGCTTGACAATAATATTTTTTTGCGTATAATAAGCGGTGTAGCGTTTTAAGAGATATACCTTTAAGCTAGTGTATAGTTCTCTTATCGTTATGTTCATCAAATAATTCATTGAATTCTTCATTATCTTCTTCGGTCATTCTTTCAATATCTTCTTTCATTTTTATTGACGGAGGAATCTCGGCAGGAGCGTTATCGTAGGCACTCGCCAATTTCCAATAAGAGGCCGTCATCTCATCACTTGCATTTGTAATGGTCATTATCTTATCTTTAGGGATAGTAATAATTTTATCCGGTGTGTAAGCAGTCCACTTTGTTAAAGCAACATAGTCTTTTATACCGTATGGTGAGATTTGAGGTACATATTTAATTAATAGTGGTTTCTCTAATCTTATTAGGGGAGCATTATCTGGCAACTGTGATTTACCTTTAGTTATTTTACAGATAACATCTTCACCAGACACCAACTTTACAATCTTTATTTCGTCTTTATTTATGTGCATGGTTATTTAACTCCACATTATGGATTTGATAATCAAATTGTTCTTCATTGTATATATTTATTCTTTCTCGGAAATGGGCTAGAGTATAATTCTCTTTTTCGTTATAAGTTAAATCGTCTGATATGTCATACAAAGTAGCATGACTATTGTTATCTTTAAGTCTTAATCCTCTACCAATAGATTGTAGATTTCTTATCCTACTTTTACTAGGACTAGCAAAGACAATATTATGTAAGTTTCGAATATTAATACCTGTTGAGAAAGTTCCGTAAGACGCAACGATAATAGCGTTGTCACCTTTTTCGGTAATTTCCCTAATTTGTTCTCTTTCATCCGTGTTTACTCCTCCGTGTACATAAAACACCTGTTTCTCTGGTGCCTTTTTCTTTATCATTTCATATAACTCATTACCATGTTTTTCTACATACTGAAACAAACATAACGAGTTGCCATTTAAATTAGCACATAAGTTTCTTATATATTTATTTCTTTTGTCACTTTGTACTATGTAATCCATCTCTTCTTGATAACTCATACCATGACAATGTTGCCTTTCATCTTTACCATGTTTTAATACAAGACAGAATATTTGTAAGGCGGCCAACTGTTTCTTTTCTTGTAGTTCAGTTGTAGATACTACCTTGTTTACAGAACCAAAAAGTCCTTCTAATACTAACTTGTGTGTTTTAGTACCATCTAATGTACCTGTAAGACCTATTCTATGAGGACACTTAACTAATTTACTCATAATTTTAGTTAATGATACTGCTTTAAATAAGTGTGCTTCATCACCTATTACACAACCAAACTGTGCAAACCATTTTTTAGGTAGATTATAGATTGATTGCCATGTAGATATAACAACTTTTTTATTTGTTTCTTTATCGTGACCTTGATATATCTTATGAACATTATTGATATTCCACCCATAGTCTTTGAAGTCTTTTGTTAACTGTTCAACCAATGAGGTAGTCGGTACGATTATCAAAATTTTGTTATTTTTTGCCTCTTTTAACTTAATAGAGAAAAATCGTACCAACATATAAACAATGAGAGATTTACCAGAGGCAGTTGGAGATAATAATAAACATCTATTTCTTTTAATACCATGTTTAAAAGCCTCTAGTTGGTAGTCTCTCACTTCGAAAGGTATCTTTAATGCCTTTACGAAACCATCTAATTGTTTTTCATCAATCTTTGTATCTTTAATCTTTGTGCCATCAACTATATGTACATCATTCTTTTCGCACCAATCACAAATGTATGGATATAGACCAACATATATTTGGCCAGTCTGATATGAATATAATCTTATCTTACCGTCCCATACTCTGTTTCTATATTGTGGCATAAACTTAAAACCAGGCACTTCAAATGTAAAGTATTCTCCTAGTTCTCTTCTTATGTCATCATCTGCTTCTATCTTTAAATAGACATCATCTTTTTTGTCTATGACAATGTATCTTGTTAAACTCATTTAAAATCTCGCTGAAGAAAGGTCTTCCGAACAGCCAAGTTTACCATCAAACATAATATTCCAAGAGATACTTACTCTCTCGTCATCTGTTTCGTTTACTGGTACATAATGTTTTAGCCATGCTGGAAATATTATCATTCTATCTTCTATACAATCATATGACCATATTGAAGAATTAGTTTTATTGTATTCTCTTATTTCAGGTACTAGTATATCTACCTGTGTTCGTGGGTCTTGAAAAACAATACCTGGATGTTCTTTTCTTGATTTCAAATAATAAACACCACTTAACATATTGTTTGAATGATTATGTGGTCTGTGAAACTCATTTCTATCTAATACATTTGCCCACATGCCAGTAATTTTAAATCCTTCATACTTGTATTTCATCTCTTCAAGATATTGAGCTGTGTGTGTTGCAATCTTATCAATCAATTTTGAGTAAACATCTTGTTCATTTAGATTAGGCTCTGATTGCCAATTCTTTTTAGGACTAGATATTCTTTTACTATTAATATCATTAATCATATGACCTCTCCAGGACACATCAACAATATTATCTGTGATTTGTATTAAGGTAGGAAATAAATTATCATATCTCATTAAATAGCTCCACTAGTAAACTTTCGCCAATCTATGGCATTTTTTATAGTGAATGTCCTATTTGAAATCTGTCTTATTATTTTGTCAAGATAATCTGTTATTGTTCCTAGATAATCGACTTTTTGTTTTGCTTTTATATAGTCTTCATCTGCGTGTATGTATTGGTCAACATCTTGCTTAAGAATTTTTAAGTTAAATGGTTTGTCAATATATACTTGTGGGTCAGATTTACCTGTGTAGTATTCCCACTTGTCTCTTTTTACAGTTGCCAAGTCGGCCTCCGCTCTACTCAATAACAGTTTAAAGTTATTAAGTTCTTTCATGTATTTGTTATGTAATTGAGGTGTCTTTAATGATTCCAGGTCTAGTTCAGTATCATTTAGTTTTATGTCTTTCTCAATCTTTTCTTGTAGTTCTTCTAATGTCATAATATCTCCAGTTGTAGTAATAATATATCATAAAACCCTTAAAATGTAAAGCTTTTAACGAAGTTTTTAAGAAGAAACTATCGTTGTGGCTGATGAGTTTACATTAGCAAACTCGTAAATTTTATATGAGAAAACAACACTTGCTGTTAGATATTGTACATCTGTCGCTTGTTGATTATATGACAGACCTGTCAGAGATGTAGGAAACATATCTGAAAATCTAACTTCTTGAACGGCGTTGTTTTTACTTGATAATATAGTTAGTGTTGCGTCTGAAAACAAAGCACCTATTGATGTTGGTCCTTATGGTGTTTTGCCTCCGTCACTTGTTAAATTTGCACCAGTAGAAGTAGGAAATCTATCAGCTCCTGCTCCTAAGGCCTCTCTTGATTGGTTGTAATCTTTTGGGAAACCAATACCCATTAACCAACCATGAATTTCTTTATAGTTTTCTAAATTCTCATCAACCATAAAGGTCATCTCTAAATCAGAAAAGTTAACCTTTTCACCTGGTAGAGGTATGTCTGCCAATGGTGACTGTTGTACTTTTGTTGCAACTGCAATACCTGGTATATTTACAGCCGTGCAAAAATACTCGACCTTTGGTAGTTTAAGAATACTAAACTTAAACTTGGTAGGGTCAGCGTAATCTGTTTTAGTTGGTTGTCTGTCGTATGCGTTTGTTGTACTCATACTATTATTTATCCATCCTGGAGGAAGGCCAAAAAAAAGGGCGACTTTTTACGGCCGCCCTTTTCAAATGTTGGTATAATACCAAACTGATATTACATTAAGTTTGCGATTTGCACTCTTTGGTAGTATCTGTTAGCATTAGCAGAACCAGCACCGTTTACTGGAGTGACTGCGCCTGAAGCGGCACCAGTTTCAGCAAATGGGTTAGCAACAAGACCATATCTAGTCTTGAAACCAATTTTTGGTTGGAAAGTATCTTGACCAACTGCTCTCACCATTTGTAGTGGAACATATGGGCAATAGAACATACCAGCGTCATAAGGTGAAGTACCTTTGTAACCAACAATGTAGTATTGTTTAGCTGAGCTGTTTGCACTATACGGGTCAATGTATACTTTGTATCTGCCGTTAAGAACACCTGCGAAAGTATTGCCTGTGTCATCAACATTAAGATTATTGTTTAACGCCGGAGTGTAGTCAAGAACACCAGCCATTTGAAGCGCACTAGCAACATCTGAAGAACAGATAATAATGTTACCTTTTCCTCTTCTTGTTCTTTGTGCAATTCTGTTAGCGTCTCTCTCTACTTGGAACATCAAACCTTTAAATCTCTCAACCGACCAACGACCGTTGGAATCAGTATCTAAATCAAAGATACCAGCAGTTGTGACATTACCAGTTTGTGCGCCTTTTTCAGCGTTTGTGTAGATTGTTCTTACAACTTCTCTGTTGATTTCCGCAAGGATTTCAGCAGATAAGATATTTGCAAGTTCAGTTTCAGCGTCCAAACCATGGATTGCTTTAAGGTCTTGAGCGAGTTCCATTGTGTACTCAGCTTTAAGAGCTCTTGATTTAGCAGTCACAGTCGATTTCTCGATTGAGAATGCCATTTCAGCAAATTGGTTTCCGCTATCATCACCCAATGCTTCAGCAGCAGCTGTAGTCATTGCTCCACCAGTTGTATAAGTTCCTGGTGAACCGTCATTTAAGACAGCTGGGTTAGTACCTGAATTAGCAGTAGCAGAGAAACCATCTGTGCTTGAACCAGCAGCGTTTCGACCTGAAAAGTCTGTGTCTGCTTCGTCAAACATAGCTTCTGCGCCTGTTTGTGAAGTATATCTACTTCTCATTGCAAAGATAAGTCCAGTTGGACCAGTCATAGGTTGTACACCTGCGATATCGTATGCAATAAGATTTGGCATTGCTCTTCTAACTAAAGAAATTAGGATTGGATCCCAATTAGCAACACCAGAACCAGTTGAGTTGGTTGGAGCAGCTTCGTTAAGAAAACTAGCGTCTTCTTTTAAAGCAGCTTCCTGGTTTTCCAAGATAACTGATGTGACGGCTCGTCTGTAAGAATCCTTGATTTCTGGTAAATCTGGATGCTCCAGTACAGGCTGCCATTTTTTTTCATGTGTTTCTGAAAGATACATGTTTTTTTCTCCCTTTATTGTTTAAACCTAAGATATCTTAATATCTTTTGTTTTGCTTATAGCGGCAGCGTAAGCAGCCATAGCATTCGATAAGTCTTCGTTAGAAGTCTCACCTGCAGCCGCCACATTATCTAATTGTTCATCTGCTTTCGCCTTGTCAGCAAAGTAAGATTCCTTAACAGTTTCTACCTTTGTTTTAAAGTCTTCAGCATTTGAATACTCAATTTCTTCGGTTAACTTAGCAAACTTTTCCTTTTGAACATCTGTCAAACTATCTGCTGTTTCAGCAACAATAGATTTTCTAGTTTGTTCGCCATTGTCTTTTGACAAATTAACATTCTTCTCTACCTCTTCATTGAGTTTCTTCTCTAATTCTTCAATTTTAGAAGCTTGGTCTTCAAGTACATTGTACTTGTCGTCCGGTACATCAATGTAGTGGTCTTCGAATAGTTTTTTTAGACCAGAGATGAAATCTTCAGCAATCTCGCCTTTGATTCCTCTTTCTAAAGCAACTTCGTTGTCTTTCATCCACTCTTCAACTACATAGTTCAAGTATGAATCCACTTTTTCAACTAGTTCGGCTTTAACTTTAGCGCTCTCGTCTTCAAATTTAGTGTTATAGTCTGTTTCCATTTCTTCAGCAATTTCTTTGATTTTTGATTTCAAAGCAGCTTCAAAAACAGTTGCAGCTTTTGTTTTAAACTCTTCCGATAAATCAGCTTCGCCGGCAACAAGAGCTTCAACATGGTCAGATACATCTAAAGTTTCTTTCTTCATTTTGTATCCTTCCTTTTCGTCTTCTTTCTTGTCTTCGTCAGCAGATTTCTTGTCATCTTTTTTGTCAAGATATTTTTTCAATCCAGCTGGCATTTCGCCTTCGTTTACAGCGTCTTTATCCTCTGAGCTAGTTTCTTCGACTTTAGCACTTTGACCTGGATGAGCCACCTTAGTCACACCGGCATCCGTATCTGGATTACCTGCTGTGTCTGGTGAACCGCCCTTATCAGCCGTTGCACTAATTTCGTCAGAAACTTTCTTTGATTTTTTAGTTGCGTCAGGATTACTGTCAGTAGGTTTAACTACCGCTGGACCTAAATCTTCAGCATTGTTCATTTTAGCAATGTGAGAAGTTTCAGCCGCTACAGCATTCTTCTTGGGAGCGTCCGCTTGAGCATTTGCCTCAGCTACCGCTTCTTGTTCTAACGCCTCAATTTTTGTTTCTGTATCGGCCATTGAGAATTCTCCCTTTTAAAATTAAAAACATATGTTTTATTTTTGTTTTTCAATAGATATTTATAACATTAAAGATTTTGAAGAAACTTTTTAAACACAGACGCCTTAGCCTCTGCGATTGCCCCTCTTTTGGCAGTCTCAATCTCTCTCTTCCATGCTTCAATATCCTTTTCTACTAATACGCCATTGTCCCAAACCCACTCTTTACTCTCCATAATGCCTTCTACGAAAGCGTCTGGAGCACTAGGGTCCGCCACAATGTCGGCCGCTGTTGCTAGGTAAAAATCGTCCTTTACATAGTTTCCAGTGGACTTTTGTATTACGGAACCCATACCTCGACTTGAAACGCCCAATTGAGCGCCCTCATCTATAAGACTTTTTACAATCTTACCGTAAGGAGTATCCATAATTTTTGCTTCACCAATAAAATTATTACCATCTGGATAGAGTTTCGTAATCATATGTGAAACTCTTTCAAGATTTACAGTTGGTCCGTCAGGATGTCCTAACTCACCAAATGCTCTACTCTTATTGATAAATTCTCTGTTATAACGATTTACTTCTCTCTCTAAAATCGCTTTAGGGTACACTCGACCATTACGGTTTTTTAATTCCGATTGTAGGAATACACCCTTAATTTTGTGTTCTTTCTTACCGTTTTTCTCTTCTGTAAGAGTTTCGGCGTCTAATATTTCTTCTGATATTAACTTCATTATTGCTCTCTCTATTGTACTATTTATAAGGTTTATTACCTAAACTCTACAATAATCGTATAATTGTCTCCGTTAGCAAAGTTCCTAGTCGATAAGAGTAAATCTCCAGTCGCACTAGTAGCATTGTTTTTTACTTCATCACCTGCTTCTCTAAAGTCCCAATAGCCGTTCCCACTTAATATTACTGCTGTTTGGTTCTCTCCAGTTCCTGCCCACAATAACTCTACCGCACTCTTTTGATTGGTAGTGTTAATTGAATACCATATCTTACTGATTTTTCTCTCACCATCTTCACTCATAAATGTAGTTGTACTTGCGTCTACCTTTGTGACTAAACTCTCGCCTGTGCCGTCTGAAAAATTTGTCATCTTGGTAACATACTTAACACCAGATGTATCTGCTATTGTTTGTGTTGTAATTAAATCAGCCATTTAAAATCCTATGTGTGTTGCGTCAAGAAAATCTTTAGAAAGTTCACCACGCTCAATAGTTTCGCCGGTCTTTCTAGTTCTTGCATAAACTTTATTTACTTGTCCTGTTCCAGGAGTAGTATAAGTTCTAATACCACCTGAATATGTACCTGGGGCGTCTGCATATGTATTGGCTGCCGTAGCAGTATTTTCATATTGCCATATACTATTAGAATTTGGTACTGTGACCCATGCCATGTTTATGCTCCTACCTCGTTTTCTATGTAATTATATAATATACTTGTATTGACATTGTGTTTATCAGAAACTAACTCAATAGCTCCTTCAACTCTATCAATAATACCACCACTCTCTTCTTCAACTGTCTTGAAGAAGTCCTTTACCACCTCTTTATGTAAAGGTGGTAACCCTCTAAAGGTATCTGTGTCGATACCTTTAGATAGATAATTATTGGTCTTGACTTGGCTCATTAGGTGTAAACTCTATTTCGTGTCCGTCAGTATCAATCATCTTACTTGTCTCATCTGCCGGGTCAGCAACATTTGGTTTAGCGTCTGAAAATTCAGTTGCACCATTATTTACTTCCGGGTTTTGATTGAAAATGTGTCCTGCCATCTCTTGTCTTTTAGCGTCAAGACTGTCAGCCACTTTACTTCTTAAAGCGTCCTTAAATGCCTCGCCAGCAGCAACATTGTCTCCAGTTGCTAAAGCGTCAATAAATTTATTAGTACCGTCACTCATCTAATCCTCCTAGATTTTATTATTTAAGTCGTCTGTTGGAGCAGAAATAATACCATCATCAATCTCTTTTTTAATTTGATTGTCAATGTCTTCTATTTCTCTCTCGTTTTGTTTTAGTACATTTTTTCGTACATATTCCACAGAAAAATATTTACCAACATAATCACGCATTTCATTTGCCAATCTCAATCTTTCCAATAATAATTCACTATCTTTTAATTCTGCAAAGTGACCATCTTGTAAAAAATCATAGTTAAGGTTTTCTTTGACATTATGCCAATCTTCCTCAGCAATAATTTTCTTCAATACCAATTGAGTTTTTAGTATGTCGTTAAATAATTCTGTAAATTTCTTTCTTAATCTTTGAACAAACTTTGTAAATTTAAGTTCATCTCTTGTAATTTCAGTAGAACGACCAAGATTAAAACCTTGACTTCCTTCTAATCTACTTACTGGTACATTTAAACTTCTATAAAGTTTTGCTCTAAAGTATTCAATGTCTGCAATCTCACCTAAGTTTTGTCCGCCTGGTAGTGTAGATATATCTGTACCTCTACCACCCTCTCTACTTGGTAACCAGAAATCTTCTAACATAGACATATAGTTTCTGTCGTCTCTGATTTCACCTGTATTAGCGTCATAGACAAGTTTATTTCTATACCTTGCCATAACATCTCGTAGATATTGTTCAGCTTTAACTTTTGGTAAATTACCTACATCAATCTTAAATATTCTTCTTTCAGGTGCTCTAGCAATTCTGTAAATAACTGCCGAGTCCTCAATCATTCTTAATTGATTGGTTGGTTTAATTGCCTTATGTAAATAAGATAATACTTGGTTCTTATTTTGGTCAATTAATCCTGATGGTACAAATGCGATTGCGTCAACGGCAATCTTAATACCACCAGATGTCGTATTAGTGACACCTTTTTCATTGTACATGAAGTATTCTTCAAACTCATCTACAACTGTTAGACCATGAGGAGTAGAAACATCTGGTCGTTTCTTTCTTACTTCTCTAATCTTCTTAATTTTTCGTGGGTCAATGTATCTTAATTCGGTAATACCTCTTGCCGTCTGTTCTCTATCAATTACTTTATGATAGTAAACTCTTCCGTCAACATACCATCTTCTAAAGATATCGTGACCTTTTGTACCAAAGTTTAATAACCTTAATACTTCACTAAACTCGTTTTCTATTTTTCTTCTTACATCTTTGCCATAAGGCAGGTTGTCCAAATTCAACTTTACTGCTTCTTTAATTTCGTTAGCTACAACGGCTTCGTTGATAATATCTTCGATTGCCATATCACACTCTGGATGGAGTGAGATTTCTCTGTATCTACGAATTAAATCTGCTTCGTTCTTAGCAGTACCTTCCATATCAAGATACTGACCAAAGTAACCACCGGCGGCGATAGTTTGTGTACCATCATCCGCCTGTGGTTGTGTAAAGCCTTGTTTTGGATCCGCTTGTTGCTTTTTCCGTGTAATAGAAAATCCAAATAAATCAGCCATAATTTAATTACCTCTACTTTTATTATATTTATACAACTAACTAGGTAGTCGTATTTGTTTCAAAGTATTGATACGCAAAGGTAACGGCAAATTCTTCAATAGCCGTCGCTTCGTCATATGTCAACTCAATCGGAGCAATTGTAGTAGGAAATACACCTCTTAAAGTGTATGACTTAATAGTTGCACCGTTTCTATCTAACTGGTCAACAAATGCGTCAACTTGATAATCCGCTGGATTAGTTAAGCCTTCGTTATCTGTCATGTTATTGATACCATTCGACCATCTTTCAAAAGCATTTCTGATTTTGAAGTTTGTATCGTTTAGTACAGTAATGTTCCAGTCTTCGATTGTTCTATCACCTGCAATTTTAACAGCTCTTCCTCTAAAAGGAACATTAAAACTAGGTACAGTCATACCTGGTAATGATGTAGCTCTGCATAAAAAAGCAAGGTCTTCTATTTCGCCACCAACTTGTGCGTAACCAGGAAAAGGCATTGTAACCTTAAACTGATTGGCTCTAGCGCCACCGCCTGCAAGTTTAGCTTTGAAGTCATTAATGTTTGCCATTTTTTATTCTCCCCTTAACCTGCAACTTCATCAAAACTGACACCAGTTCTGGTTGCGATAAATTGTAAAGTAAT